AAGTTTATCTATTGTTAATTGGATGAGCAATTATTTTATAGGAATGTCAAGAGATGAATTAAATACTGCTGATACTAATGGAATTGGTGTAAGTGGTGGTGTAGGGAACCCTGTTGTATCGTGGACTATAAGAATAGACAAAACTTTAGGTAGTGATACTGCAAATTTCCAAACATGGTTATCAACCCATAACACTATCGTTTACTATGTCCTAGCAACCCCAACAAATACGGAAATAACTGATTCGACTTTATTAGGACAACTAAACAACCTATACAATGCCAATTCTTATGAGGAAACAACAAATGTTTCACAGGTTAATGATGATTTAGAAAGTATTTTGAATGTTACTGCTTTAGAAGATATTTCTTAATATCTTCTTTTTTGTTGTGTATTGACATTATTAAATATTTTATGGTAATATTAAATCAAGGTAAAGGAGAATTATTGTGAAAAATGAAAGAGTTGTTAGAAAGAATAGAAAAGGCAAGATTTACAACAACTGATGAAGTATTTAATAGGAGAAATGAAATAAGGAAGATAGTGCAGGGTTTCGATCTTGATACATTAGAAGTTTATAAATGGTATTTCTTTTTTCAATTGTGTTTGTTAAAAAACCCATTAAAAGAACTATTGTGGACTTATATTGCAAAAAAGAACTTAACTTTAAAAGAAGAAAGTGATTTATGCGTAGAATATAGGTTATACAAAGAAAGATGTATGAGAATAATGCAATATCAAAAAGAAAAAAGAGAAGAAAATGAAAACAAAAATGTAATAGCAAAAAAAGAAACAATTAGAATCACTTGTGTTGATGATTTATTTAAGATTTGACTAAAATATTATTCAAATGTTATATTATAATTGAACAAAAGTGAGGTGCAATTTATATGGAATTAACAATAGCATTAGCAATTACAATTATAAATTGTGTTTTGGGGGTTGTATCTTTTTCTCTCAATAGAAAAAAAGATGCTATTCAAAGTACAAAAGAAAACCATCAAGAACTTATTGAATATCAATTAAAAGAGTTAAAAGCAGATATTAAGGAGATTTTGGCTAAATTAGATAGATATGATAAGGATATTGATGATAGAATAGACAAAGCTATTGATAATCATGTAAAAATGTATCATAAGGGGGCATAAAAATTGTCAATAAAGGAAGATATAGAAAAGGTGGAACAAAAAATGAAAGTTATAGAAGAAGAAAGTCTTGCAATGGAACTATTAAAATCTTGCAAGTGTGCAAATAAAAGGTTATTTATTACATTAATTATAGTTTTAGTAATGTGGTTTTCTACTATTGGATATTTGGTGTATGTTTTAAATGACACAGGAACATATACTGAAACAATTTCACAAGATAGTGAACAAGGTTATCATAATTATATAGGAAATGATGGTGCTATAAACAATGGCAAAGCAAACGATAACTAAAACATATAAATATAGAAAATCACAAACAACTACTGATAAAAATGGAAGAAAGCATTGTAAGACATGTGGGGCATTTTTATCTGGTAGGGGTAAAAAGAAAAAGTAGGTGTATCCTATGAAATTAGAATTTACTAAAGAAGAAATTAAAGAAATAAAATCAAAGATTTATTTAACAGAATTACAAGAAAAAATACTTGATATGAAATTAAAAGGTGATTTAACAGAAGTAGGTATGGCAATGCAACTTGGTGTTAGTGAAAGCACAATTACTTATCAATGGAAAAAAGTTAAGAAAAAAATATTAAAGGTAATTTAAAGATATATTCAAAGGAACTTAAAGAAATTAAGTTTCTTTTTTTTGGTTTAATTAAGTCAAGAAAGGAACATTATAGCAAACTTATTAGATTTGTTTAAAACACATTTTGAAAAGTCTTAATTGCTAGTTCCTTTCTTATTTTTTTGTAGAAAGGATGGTTATTATGGAAATTGGTTTTAGTGAATTATTAGAAAAAATTTTAAAGGAAAGCAAGGAAGAAGAAAATAAATTTAGTGAAGAAGAATTAAATGACATTAATAAATTGTTAAACGAAACAAACAATGACAATAGTTTTTGGGTAATGTCTTTACTATTACTTATGTTATTAGATTTTCCTAAAAAAGAAGAACAACAACCAATTATTAACATAATTGTAGGTGGTGGTAAAAATGTTTAATAACCCTTATTTAAGTAATTTTAATCAACAACAAAATGTAGATCGAATTAATGAACAAATAAGACAACTAGAAAACATAAAAACTCAAATGCAACAACCAACACAACAACCTACACCTATTAATTTAACTCAAAACTTTCAACCTATTGAATCTAACAAAGATGTAATTAGATATGCAGCATCTATGGAAGAAGTGGGTAGAAATATGGTAATAGGAGATACACCATATTTTAGTAAAGATATGAGTGTTGTATGGATAAAAAACACTAAAGGAGAAATCAAAACTTATGAACTTAATGAAATAATACCTAGAGATGAAAAAGACATTAAAATAGAATTTTTAATGGCACAAATAGAAGAATTGAAGAAAGGAATGAAGCAAAATGATGAACCCCTTACAAATGTTAGTAAGCCAGATACAACAACAAGTGAAGATGAAGAACCCACAGACATACCAACAACTACAAAATCTAATAAAAAATCAAAATAACCCACAAGATTTATTAAATCAATTAACAAACAATTACACTCCAGAACAAATGCAAAATTTTATTAAATTTGCCAATGGTTATGGTGTAACAAGTGAACAATTAGAACAATATGGTATCAAAAACAAATAGTTTTTTGATATAGATTAAAAATATTTAGAAAGGAGAATGTAAGTATGAATGGAAGTTCTGGAATACAACCAACAGTAGAATTAGCTACTACTAATGGAAATGGTTTCTATCCTTACCCTATTATGTATGGTAATGGTGGTTTTGGTGGTAATGGTGGTTTCTTTGGTGGAGATGGTATTTGGGCAATTATTTTACTAGCACTTTTATTTGGTTGGGGAAATAATGGTAATGGTGGTTTTGGAAACAATGGTTTTGATAATGGTTATGCTTGGCTATCTAATGGTCAAAAGGACATTATGAATAATACTAACAATGGTTTTGACACATTACACTTATCTAATCAATTAGAAGGAACAAGAGATGGTATTGCAGCACTAGCAACTCAATTATGTAATTGTTGTGCTGATATGAACCAAACTGTTTCAAATGGTTTCTACAATGCTGAAATATCTGCAAATAATAGACAAATGGCAGATATGCAACAAAACTTTAATAACCAAATTGCAACATTAACTGGTTTTAATAACATTGGTCAAAGATTAGATGATTGCTGCTGTGAAAATAGATTAGGTATTGCTAATCTAAACTCAACTATTCTTGCTGAAAATTGTGCTGATAGAGCAGCACTTGCTGATGGCTTAAAAGATGTATTAATTAACCAAACTGCTAACACTCAAAGAATTTTAGATCAATTATGCCAAGACAAGATTGATGCAAAGAACGAAAAGATAGTTGACTTACAAAGAGAAATCTTAATGAAAGATTTACAAGCTAGTCAAGTAGAACAAACAGCAAGTATAAGACAAGGTTTTGTACAAGCAAATACTGACTTATACAACTTATTAAGCAACTGTCCAGTTCCAACAACTCCAGTATATGGTAGAACACCTATATTCACTTGCAACAACAATGGTAGTTGTGGATGTGGTGCAAACTTTTCAACTGGTTTAATTTAAGCATAAATCGAATACGATAACCTGATTACAGGAATTTGCTAATTTTTATAAAGAATAGGGCAGTTCCTATTCTTTTTTATTAAGAGAGGAGAGATATAAAATGATACAAACAATTATTAATGAACCACTTGTATTATCAAGTAATTCAAGCCCAATAACATTTGATGCAACTAATATAAGAACAAGATGTGCTTTTTGTTGTAATGGTGGTTGGTTAGATTACCAAAATGGAAACCCTATATTTAAAATATTAGGGAATGGATATAATGGATATTATAATGTAAATTTTAGTGCTTCTATTAGTTCTGCAACTGCTGGTGTAGTAGCAATTGGTTTATATGAAGATGGAATATTATTACCAGACACAGTAAGAGCAGTAACACTTGCTGCTGCTGATGATTATGAAACGATTTCATTTAATAGAAAATTCCAAGTATGCCCAAGAGCAACTACAAATATAACAGTAGGTGCTGTTCCAAGTGTACCAACACCAAGTGATCCAACAACACCAATAGAAACAGAAATACCAATTATTACAAATGCTACATTTAATTTATCGAGGACAAATAACTAATGAAAAATAATGTGGTAGATAATTTGAGTTTAGTATTACAAGCATTAAGTTTAGAAATATTATTTAAAGATTACAATAATAGTGATTTAATGAATGAATTACAAACACAAGATGAAAAATACTTAAAAAAAATAATAAAGCAAAACGAAGAAATAATTAACCTTTTAAAGAAAGGAGATGACAAATAATGGATGATAGAGTTATTGATGAAACCAAAAAATATATGAAACAAATATTAGAACAAGGTTTAGCAGAAAACAATAACCTAGAAAGTCTTTATAAATTAATAGACATTGAAAAAGATGCCTATGAAATTAAAAGTATGAAGGAGGATATGAATATGTACGGAAATTATGGAAACTATGGCAATTATGGTGGAAGAAGGGCAGGATATGATAGTTATGGCAGAGATAGTTATGGTAGAGATGCCTATGGAGAATATGGTAGAGGTAGTTACGGTAGAAGGGGTGTAGATTCTAAATATCGTGGTGAAGAAGATATGGATAGAATGTATGGAGAATATGGTAGATATATGGAAAATCGTGAAAGATATGGTGCAGGAGAAGAAACTGACAAATCATTTCATTATATGGTAAAAGCACTAGAAGATTTTATTAAAGTATTACACGAAGAAGCTGAAACACCACAACAAAAACAAATGTTAAATGAAGCATTACAAAAAAGTATGATGTAGAATGTATAAATTTTATAATGCAAATGCTGTAAATAGGTTTACTGATGATTGTGTTTTAAGAGCTTTATCTTGTGCAACAAATAAGTCATGGGATGAAGTTTATGATTATTTAAGTGATATAGCACAATATGAAGGTACATTGCTAGACAAAAAAGATTTTGTAAGGGGATATTTAGATAGAACATATAAAAGATTATATGACTTGTATGGAACAGTAGGAGAAATATCTGGTATGTTTCCAAATAATACTTTGTTAATTACAACAGGAAATCATATTGTTTGTTCCAAAAACGGTATAATATACGATACATTTGATTGTAGAAATAGAAATGTAGAATATGTATGGTTAGTTAGGTGAAAATTGACAAAAAAAAGATAATTATATAAAATTAAAATGCAAGTTGATTTTTTCATTTTTTTCAACTTGCTTTCCTTTATAATAATTCTTTTTTTCACAGAAAAAGAACAGGTTTTATTCCTGTTCTTTTATTGTTATTTCAACTCTAGGTTTATCTCGATCTATTTCCATACTGCAACCATCTATACTTGCTACTATATTGTAATTATCATCTTCTAACACATTATATTTTACTAAAACATCTTGTATTGCTTCTAGGTAATTAGCAATATCCCTTTTTCTTGCATCACATACATAAAACTTGCATTGTAGATTAATGGGATAATTAATTGGTTTTTCTAATTTAGGTAAGTATTTTTTGCACTCTTTTTCAAACTCTGTATATCTTTTGTTTTGTATAACCATCCTATGTCCTGTTTTTTTATTAAAAACTATTTCTTGACTATTTTTTTTTGATCTTGGGTTTACTGGTATATTTATTTCTAACATATAAAATCTCCCTTTGTATTTTTCTATATAATATCACAAAATTGACTATCAATACAAATTATGCTAATATTTAGGCAAAAGGTGGAGAAAAAATGAAGAAAGAGAAATTAAAAGAAGATAATAATTATATTATGTTAGACAATAAAAACAAAGTAAGAACATTGGAAAAATTTTATGTTGATGCAGAAATAGATAATTTACCTGCTATTGTAGAAGAAAAGAAAAATGAATTGGTTACAAAATTAGATGAATTTCAAAACAAATATGTAGAAATTGTAGTAGATAGGCATGGAAATGAAGAAAAAAAAGTAAACCCATATTTAATATCTACATATTTTTTTAATTCAATAAACCCAATATCATCTAAAATACCACAATATAGTGCAGAAAAGTTGTCAATTGTTTGGGATTTGTATATGTATTTAATAGAACAAGTAAATATGAATATAGGAATATTCCAACCCACTTTAACTCATTTCTGCAAATTTAGTGGGATCACATTACAAACTCTCAATAATTACCGAAATTGTGGTGATGTCGATATGATGAATTTGTGTGAAAAAATATATGATGAGTGTTTTAATGGTAATGTATCTTTAGCACAAACAGGGCAATTAAGAGAAAAAAGCACAATTACTAGAATGAAAATCGAAAATCAAGTAGTGGAAAAACCCCAACCAAATGTTAATGTTAATTTATCAGCAAATGTTGATTTAAACGAAATTAATAGAAGATTAGAAGAAATTAAGAAGTTCAATGTAAAAGTTATTGAACTTGACAAAAACAAGGAAAAATAATATAATAATAGTTGCTAGATGACATTAGAGATATTTATATGAGTAGATTAGGTGGGTCATCTAGCAGTAATTTGCCTATTCTATTCATATAAGTATCTCTTTTGTTTTTGGTAGAAAGAGAGAGATAATATGGAAGAAATATATGATATTAAAGGATATGAAAAAAGGTATGGAATAACTAAAAATGGAATTGTTTATACTTATCCAAAACCAAATGCAAGACATAAAAAAACTATAAAATTAAGTATGCCTGTCGATAAAGATGGATACCATACTGTCTTTTTATATAAAGATGGTAATAAAAGACATGAAAGAGTAAATAGATTAATGGCAGAAACATTTTTAGATAAAAATAATTTTAAAAGTATGCCTTACGAAGATAGAAATAAAATAAATTTAAAAGACTTGCAAGTTAATCATAAAGATGAAAATAAAACTAATGATAATATTGATAATTTAGAGTGGTGTACAATTAAATATAATTCAAATTATGGGACTAGGAACATAAAAACAATAGAAAAAATATCAAAACCAATTATACAATATGATTTAGAAATGAATAAAATTGCAATACATAAAAATGGTTATGAAATAAAGAGAACACTTGGATATGATAACAGCACAATAGCAAAAAGATGTAAAGATCATAAAAAAGCATATAATTATTATTGGAGGTATGCTAATGAAGAAAGAAGAAATTGAAAAGACAATAGAGAACATACTTGAAACACTAGAAAATAATTTTCGTTATAGTTATGGGAAAAAGATACCATTTGAACAAGTTTATGAACTTTCTAATACACTAATGCAACTATTTGATGTTTATATAAAATTAAACGAAATTAATTGCTGTGATATGATTATAAAAAGATATATACCATTATTAAACTTGCTTATAAATGTTGATAACAACGATAAAAGACTTGTAGATTATCATAATCTATTAAAAAAAAGTTATAGATATTCTGCAAGAAGGTCATTTTTACATTGGTTGATATATTATGAGTGGGATATGAAAAACAAAGTTTTTGAACCAAGAGTAAAAATATTAGATTCGTACATATACTATTTAAACTATATGTGTTGGAATAAAAAAGATTTAACATTAATTGTTAATTTACCTTCTGGTTGGGCAAAAACTTATACTTATGCACAATATTGCGCCTTTAGAATTGGAACTGACCAAGATGGAACATTTTTGTCAATTTGTTCAAATGATGATTTAGTAAAACAAATGTCAAGAACAATAATGAATATTATAATGACAGAACAATTTGGAGATGTTTTTGAAAATTTAAGTTATAAGAATGATCCTAAAGGGTTGTTTTTAAAAGCAACTGATAGTGAATGGAAAGTAAAAGGTAATACAAAAGCAGCAAGTTATATAGCAAAATCAAGAGATAGTAATACAGTTGGTTTTAGATCATATTATAGTACCTTTTGTGATGATATGTATAAGAACCCTGATGAAAGTTTAGATATGAATTTAAACAGAAGATTATTTGAAGATTATCAATTAGTTTGGACAGAAAGAACAGCAAAGGGTTATCCAAAACAATTTGTATTAGCTGGTACAATATGGTCACCTTATGATTTGATGACACAAGTAATAGAATTAGAAAAATCAAAAAGGGAATTTGTTAAACACCCTAAATTTGATTTTACCGAAGTAAGTAAAGATGGTAAGGTTGTAATTATAAAAGTTCCAGCATTAAATGAAGATGGTAAAAGTAACTGCCCTGAAATTGCAACAACACAAGAATTATTAGATAAAAAAAATAGTATATCTACTTATTTGTGGGAATGCAACTTTATGCAAAACCCAATACCACCTGATGGTTTACCTTTTGATTATAAAAATCTAAAGACATATACAGCAATACCTATAAACAAATATCAATATACAAAAGGTGCAATAGATTGTAATAGAAAAAGTGGAAAAGATTTCTTTGCATTTGGGATATATCAATATAATGATGAAGATTGGGAATTTATAGATTGTATATTTACTCAAACAGCAACCACAGAATTATATGATGACATTGTAGATAAAATAGTAGAACATCATACTGTCGAATTAGTAGTAGAAACAAATGCTAATGAAGGTTTGGTAAAAGCAATAGAAGAAAGATTAAAGGCAAGAGGTATTAGTTGGTGTACTATTATAGAAAAGTATAACACTATGCCAAAAGCACAAAGAATAGATATAGCTAAAGGAACAGCAACAAAAAGAATAATATATCCAGCAAAAGGTTTATTTGGTATTAACACAGATGTAGGAAGATTTATGGAACAATTGACAACATATAGTGCCATTGGTAGGAATGTACATGATGATGGTGCTGATGAAGTTGCACTATTTTGTTTAGAAATTATTGAAGAACGAAGCAAGCCACAGATAGCTGAACCATTAGACTTTGTAAGACAATTTATGTAATAAGTTGTCTTTTTTGTTTATAATTTGACAAAATAATGCTTTTATTATAAATTATAATTGATTTAAAGTGAGTTATACTCTAACAAGGCAAAGGAGTGTATATATGTATAAGACATTTGGAAGGACTACAATTTATGCCCCATATACAGAACAAGAATTTTTGTCTGGAACTGATAAAGAAATACTAAATAAAGTTTACGATATTTTAAGCAATAGTATTGCTATTCACGATACAAATAGAACTGAAAGCAAATATCTACAAGATTATTTATATGGAGATCAAGATATAAAGAACAAAGTTAAATTAACAAGAACTGATATAAATAATAAAGGTGTAGAAAATTGGGCATTTGCATTTATGGACTGGAAAAAAGCATTTTTACTAGGGAAACCAATTCAATATGCCCCATTAAATGATGTTGCAAATGATGAAATTTCAAAGTTGAATAGTTATGTTAATTATGAGGGCAAAGCACAAAAAGACCAAGATTTGTTTGAAGATATTTTCACTTGTGGTAGAGCATTTAGATATACAGTTGGTAGTGAAATAAATGAAGATGATGAAGTACCATTTGATATTGTTAATTTAGATGTATTAAATACAGAAGTTGTTTATTCAAACTCAATATATCACGAACAATTACTTGCTTATGTTCAAACTGATATGCAATATATTGTAAGTGAGGTAAACCCAGAAACTGGAAAACCTGAAAATAGAGCAATAAATTATAATGAATACACAGTATATACTAGAAACAAACAATATACTATAAATGATAAAAATGGTAATTTACAACTTGTTGAAGGTGGCATTAAACCAATAGTATTGAATAAACACATTGTAAAAGAATATTACTTTAATAAAAAGAGAACAAGTATGCTAGAACTTGTAAAAGATATATTAGATGATATAAATGATGTAGAAAACTTTGATAAAGATGATATAGAGGGTTTTGTAAACTCAATAATGGTATTTACAAATGCAGAAGTAGATGAAAAAGGTATGAATGCAATAAAAAAATATGGTGCTGTATCAATTAAATCTACTGATCAAAAAAAAGCAAGTGTAGAATTGTTACAATCAAGATTAAAGAGTTTAGACACACAAATATATTATTTGAGAAAGTTAAGTGCATTGCATAGTATATTAAGTGTTCCACAAGCTACACAAAATGGTGAAATAAGTAATGCTGAAACTGGTAAAGCAGTTTTAACAGGGCAAGGTTTTACAAGTGCAAGTGTAAGAATACAAAATGAAGAAAACTCATTTAAAGAATGTGATAGAGATTCTTTAAAGGTTATTCTTAAAATCTGTAGAGAAAGCAAAAATAGTGGAATTAAAAACTTAAAGATTAGTGATATAGATATTAAGTTTAGTAGAGATTTAAGTGATAACTTATTAACAAAGACAACAGCATTATTAAATTTAAAATCTGCAAATATACCACCAGAGGTAAGAAATGCTGTAATTAATCTATTTAGTGATCCTTTAAGTGTTACTAAAATGCAAGAAGAATATGAGAAAGAAATGAGAGATATTCAAATAGAACTTGAAAATAGAGCATCAAACAATAATGAAAACAAAATAAATGAAACTTCTAATAAATTACAAGATAATACACAAATAGAAAATCAGGAACAATAAAATGTTCCTTTAAATGGGAAATTAGAGTATTCGGTTGGTGCAACTCCAACTATCCCACCTAAATATAATCTCTAATTGGTTTGTTAGTTGTCCGTTATCAACTATTCGTTAAGGAGGAGATAAAAAATGAATAGAGAGAAAGCAAGAGAAATATTAGGAGAAAATGCAACAGAGGAACAAATTACTAATATGTTAAATCAATGGCATATAGATGAAAGTGATAAAGTCAAAGATTTAGAAAGTAAAGTTAATAACTTAACTGAACAAAATAGTAAATATAGTGACTATGATGCAATAAAAAAACAACTAGATGAAATAAACAAAGCAAATATGACTGAACAAGAAAAACTTGAACAAATGAAAAAGGAAGCTGAACAAAACCTTAAAAATTCAAGAATAATTGTTAATACAGCAAAAGCTAAAGATATATTAGTAGGGTTAGATTTAGATGATGACATAATTAATATGTTAGTAAGTGATGATGAAACAGCAACAGTAAACAATGCTAATAAATTAAAAGCAAAGTTTGAAAGTCAAAAAGAAACAATTGCAAAAGAAACAAAAGAAAGTCTAGTAACAATGAATGTTCAACCTACTATTTCAAATGTACCTCAACAAAGTGATGCTATGACAAATGAAAAATTCTTGTCATTAAGTGCAGAAGAACAAGACAAGTTTATTAAAGAGCATCCAGAAGAATTTAATAATTTAAAATAATAAAAAAATAAAACAAAAAGGAGAGAAAAAATATGGAAATTTACAGAGGTAAAATATTTAATGAACAAGTATTTGAAAGATATTTAAGAACTTTACCAAGTACAAAAGAAAATTCATTAATCAAAAATGGTTTATTTACAAATGTAAATAAATACAAAGCAAAATTAAGTGAACAAACTGGTGGTTATGCTATCGAAGAACCAATTAAAGGTAGATTAGGTGGTACACCAACTAACTATGATGGAAGTACAGATATTGAAAAAGGAACTGAAAGAATTACTTTCCAACAAAGAAAAATTGCTTATGGTAGAGCAAAAGCTTGGGGAGAATATGACTTTGCTGCTGAATTAACAGGAACTAACTTTATGGCAGAAGCACAAGAAGTTAAAGATTATTGGGATGAGCAAAGACAAGGAACAGTATTATCTATTCTTAAAGGTATCTTTGGTATGACTGGTGGTGCAAATGGTGAATTTGTTTCTAAACATACTTATGATATTAGTGAAAATGAAGGAACTGCTGCTAATTTAGGTGCAGATGCTATGAATAGAGCTGCACAAAAAGCATTAGGAGATCATAAGGCAAAATTAGATATAATCTTTATGCACAGTGTAGTATCAACTAACCTAGAAGGTTTAAATCTAATTGATTTCTTAAAATATACTGATGCTAATGGAATTGAAAGAGATTTAACTATTGGAACTTTTAATGGTAGATTAGTAATAGTTGATGATGAAGTTCAAGAACTAAATGGATATGAAGAAGCTACATCTGGAACTACTGGTGCATTATTAGTAGTATCAAGTTCACCAAGTGATGGAGAAATCAAATTAAGTGATGTAAAAGCAAGTGACTTTTATCCAGCAGATGTTGCAGCAAACGATTATGTAGTTGCAAGTAAAAAATATGTATCTTATGCCTTCCAAAAAGGTTTCTTTGAATATGAAGATTTAGGAGTTGAAAAAGCAAGTGAAATCGTAAGAGATGCTTATACAAAAGGTGGTTTCACAGATTTAGTAACTCGTGTAAGAGAAATCATTGTACCATACTTAATTTCATATAAAGGAACTGGTTCTGTATCACCAACAAATACAGCATTAGCAACTGGTTCTAACTGGGAATTAGCAAATGATGGTGATGCTGTTAGCAAAACTTATGTTGATAATAAACTAATTCCTATTGTAAGAATAATTTCAAGAGGATAATATAAAGGAGAGATAACTTATGGAAAGTTCAACAAGAACACAATTTGATTTATTAAAAGAAAGAATAGAATTTGATAAAGATGTGTTTACAGATAATAGCACATATACAAAGGTATTAAATAGA